ATGAGCGCCGCCAGCGTCATGTTTGACGCCGTCCCCGATCGCGCCACGTGCCTGGCGATGCTCGAGGAGATCCGCCAGGAGGCCGAGCGAGCGCCGCAGTTCGAACCCGCCGGCGAGCTCACGGTCCGCTACTACACCGTTCTGCACTGGCTGAGCGACGGCACAGCGATCCCGGCTGCGGACCAGGCCGCGCTGCGCCGCGGGCCAGACCTGGCGGCGTTCATCCTGATGAACGTTTGGGAGGTGCTCGACGGCCCTGAGGAGGTTCGGTGGGAGACGTAATTCAGGTCAGTTTCGGTCCTGGCCGTCAGAGCAACGAGTTGCTCGACGAGCGCACCACTGCATTGATGCAGACCGTACGGCAGGATTTGGATGCAGCTCAAGCGCCGGAAGAGCAACGAGCCCGCTATCGTGCGATTGCCAGGGATCTTATGGATAAAATTGCCAACCAACGTTTCAGCGTTCCCATCAAAATTCCGGCAAGGTGGGAGGCGTCGCAAGCAGAGATCGACGCAATCACAGAGGCCGTGAACGAGGCGCTGGAAGCGCTTTGCCTGCGGCTCAGCATCATAGCAACGGAAACCTTCACGGGAACTGTCCAGGCCGCGTGCGCGTCCAGCTCATGAGGCCGGCGCGGTGTCCGGATTGACGTTCTGCGCCTCAACGGTCATCTCGTACCCCTCATCCAGGCTCATCATCCGTGTGATCTCGCGCGGGAAGTACGTCTGATCAAACGCCGTGCCAGTCCCGGTCACACGGATCGGCGTCTGAATGGTCAGAAGGTTGTCGCCAGCCAGCCGTGCTGTCACTTTCATCTCGTGCGCGACGATCTCGTCATACATCTCCTTTGCGGCTTTCTGCACTTGGGCCGGACTGCTGTCCCTAGGCAATGTGCCGAAGTAGGCTTGCACCGAGCCAAAGGGGGAAGACTTGCCTGGCTGTATGCCCCTCGGCGCGCTGGGGTACGACTGCACCACTGGCGTTTTATTCTTCGAGCTCGCGCTGCGCACCTCAACCGTAATGCCCTTTGCTATCGTCATACTGCGCGAGAAGCTGAGCTCAACCGCATTGGCCACCGGCACGCCACTTCGGCTGGCCGGCGCCTGCCACTGAATCTGATACGGGTCGCTCTGATTGGTCGGGTCTGGCTGGAAAAACAACTGCTGTCCCTGTACGTAGCAGACGAACCCCTCCTGCCGCGCAAGGTAGGCAAGCAAATCCCACTCGCTTTTGTTGGCCTGTAAGTGCACCTGGTCAATCTGGTAGTAGGTGCCAACTTTAGTGAAAGTTGGCTGCACGACGGAACTTAGCCCATGCGCGGCGGCCAACGACTGCGCAATCGAGCTCGCCGTCTGATTCGTCCACTGGCTCGTGATCTTGGTGTCGATGAATGCTGCGGTGAGATCACGCCCGGTCAGCTCAATCGTGCGCTGCACCGGGTCATAGTGAACGTCGTCGACGCGGCCGTAGATGAGACTCTGCAGCTCGGCGACCTGCGGGTTTGTCGGGTCGGCCGGAAAGCCTGCAAAAATCTCAACATAGACTTCACGCTGCGTCATGAACCACGAGGCATCATTCGCCTGCGGCAACGGCGAGGTGGCAAAGCTCAGGCGGAAGGTGTCCGCCTCATAGTAGCTATTGTTCACCACCGACCAGGCAATCCAACCAGGCAGCACTACGGCGTTTTCTGACGCCGGAATCGCCTGTGCGATGGGAGTGCCGTTCACCCGAACAATCGCCCGCGGCCGCCGCGCGGCCGAGACCGCGGACGCCACGTTGACCGTCGGCGCGCTTGCGGTAATGACGACTTCCGGCAGCTCAGTCTCCGGGGTGCTCATCACCAACTCCCGGTTGCGCCGGCCGGCCTTAGCGCCTGCCTGCCGTCGAAGCCGGCGATTCCGGTCTCAGGTGCTTTCAGGCCCTTTGCCTGCTCCTGAGTAACCATCGTCGCAAGTCCGTTCTTGTCGATCTTGTTGACAACCGTGACATTGACGACTGGCTTCGCGTCATCCCCGCGAATCCACTGATACGCCTTGTAAGCCCCGTACCCAGTCGCGGCAGCCCCTCCGAGCACCAGGGCCTCCGGACTTAGCAGCGCAGCGCCGACGCCCCCGGCCGCGCCCAGGGCAAGCCGGCCCATTCCCAGCGTGCGCAGCGCACCCCAGCCTGCCTTCGCCAAAATAGTGGCGCCTCCTAGCACGCTGAGCCCAGTGAGCCCGAGAGCACCGTACTCGCCAATCTTCGTGGCTGTTGGATGCGCATTCGCCGCGTCCGTCAATGACTTGATGGCGGAGGTGAATTTTTCGAGCGCGCTCACGGCGAGCGGCAACACCGTCGTGCCCAGCTCGTTCATCAGGTTGCGCCACTTCGCGTGCAGATCGATCGTGCTGCCTTGCAATGTCTTTTTCGCCACGTCGACCGAGGCATCCACACCGAGCGCTTTCTTCTGAGCCTCGACGGAACGCAGCGCGACTGCCCTCTGGCGATCGTAGAGCGTGAAGAAGTTGCCGCCGGTGCGGCCGAAGAAAAGCAGATTGTTCCGCGCGCGCTCCGCGTAGGACAGATTGCTCTTCGCGTACATCGGCGCGATGTCCTTGTCGTAGAACGCGGTGGGGTCTTTGCTCAGCAGCTCCATATCCTCTTTGCTGAGCGGGTTTCCCGTGAACCGCTTGATGCCGCCCAGCGAGTTCCAGATGATCTTGTTCTTGTCCCAGATCCCGGCGTCGGTGAGCATGTGCGCGACCTGGTTGGGGACCCGGACACCACCGATCAGCCGATTGTAGGCGGTCATTAGCGCCGTGCCCGCCGTCGAACCCTTCAGCTCCCCGATGATCGGCTCGAGTTTCCCGAACAGCGCCTCGCTCGAGAGGCCTTGAGCCGCGACGCCACCGCGCGCCATAAACTGCCGGTACTGTTCCCAGTTCACGTTGCCGCCGCTGGTCCAGATCGCTTTCCAACCGGCATCCGCAATCTCGTTGAACTTCTTGGCGTCCTGAAGGCCTCCGCGCATTTCAATAAAGCGCAGCATCGCGAGGCCCTGCGTGTGCATGCGTGCCCGGGTCTCGTCGTCGAGCCCCGCCGCGGCGAAGTCGATCTTGGCTAGCATGGGAGCCGCGAGCTTCGCGCCGGCGAGCGCTGCGGAACCTGACAGGCCTCCCTCACGGAACACGCCCTGCGCTTCGTTCATCAGGCGCATCGCATCGGTGTAGCTGGTGCCGATGATGTTCATGCCCTGGGCAAACTTGGTCGCTTCCGCAGTGACCGCGTCCCCGAGCCCGTAGAGCTTGAACTTCTGCACCTGCTGCTGGAATTTAGCGGCCTCTTCTATCGGGCCCTTGAAGAGCGACAGTCCTGCCACTCCGACACCGGCCATGGCACCACCCACGAGCCCCATGGTCCGCAAGCGCCGCATCTGCATCTCGATGCCTGTCAGGCCGGCTTGAGAGGTGGCAATATGGCGATTGAAGATTGCGAAGCTACTTGAGAGGCCCGCGAGTCCCGCGGCAACCCCGTCAATGAGCTTCAGCCGGATGCCAACACTGTAGGCTTCGAACATGGGACTACCTCTGCTGTATCGTGCTCAAGGGTGGCTCGCCGACAATTTCCGCTGGGCCCAGTACCCGCGCGAGCAACTGCTGCCGCGCGTGCCGGCGCCGTCCGTACCCTGGGAACAGCGCGCACTGCTTGCGATGCTCGGGGTCGTGCTCATCCTCATCGCGGCGGTCCTCGCGTTCTTCGTCAGCATGCTGTTCTGGGCGATGTTCACGGCTTAGAACTTCTCCAGGTAGCCGGACAGGATCTTGCCGCCGACGATCGCTTCCACGAGCGCGCGGCCCAGGAGCTCGTCGATCTTGTTGCGATTGTGGAACAGCGCCGGACCTAACACGGGCCGCGGCGGCATCTTGCTGGTGCCGAATTCGTGATAGGGCATCACATCGCTCGTTGAGCCGACGACGCCTTCATCGCCGTTGACCTGGTGCGAAAAACTTTTCTGCAGATCACCCTCGCGCAAGAGCGGCGCGTCGGCTTGGTATCCAAGCCGCGCTTTTTCGACTTCGGTGGATTCCGCAAGTGGCGCCCAGGCGGGATAAGGCCCCGCGGCGCCCTGGTAGTGCCCGATCTGACCAACCGCATCGTCCTCGAGGATCACGAGCGCCTGCTCGAGCGCCTTGTGCTCGGCTTCGCGCACGGCAACTTTCAGCACCAGCAGGTGCTGGGCGAATGCGAGCACGCCGTTGAACTCACGCGTAAAACTCACTTCGGCTCCTTCCAGGTCATGCGATCCCAGTCAAACTTCGCGCCTTCAAATTCCGACATGACGATGCACCAGGCAGCGCGCGTGACGTCGTCAAGCTGGAATGCAACATCGAACGGCACGTTCTGTCTCACCAGCCACAGACATTCCTTCATCGCTGTGGCCGTGGCTATTTTTTTAGGGCCTGCCTATCCGCCTCGGGATCGGTCGCGCCGAAGTGATCCTTGATCGCGGTCATCACCGTATCGATGCCGTCTTCGCCGAGGCGCTGAATGAGCGCTTCAACTTCGCTCATCTTCCCAAGTGCGATCGCATCATCGTCGTCAATGGCTGCCACAAAGATCAGCGGCATCACCATGTTGACGTAGGTACGGTTCTCAGCCAGGGCGCCGAGTGTCGCGATCAGGCGGTACTGCGCGAGAACACCGGGCTTTTTGAGCGTGATCACGCGGCTGCGCCCATCGGTGACCTTCAGCGTCTCGGCCGCTTTCGCGACGACCTCCTGCGATGGCGTGGGCGTCTGAGTGGAATTGACGTCAACCTTCATGAGTCACCTCTGGGGCGGAATTTGAGAATCTTTGCGCTGCGTGTTGGCTTCGTCCGAGCACGAGGCTTCGGCCCAGCGGCCAGGTGACGGAGGTAGCGGAAGATCGGCAACAACTCCGGCAGCTCGGCGCCTTTTACGATCAGTTCGAAGCCCGGCAAGCGACGGCTCTTCGCGAGCTTCGAGAGCTTCACGGCAAGCTCGTAGGTGTCGGTCGGTTTCAT